TAACATTGTTAGGTTCAGAAAACTCAGATGGATTACGAGGTATCTATTTAGATGGTTGCGTTATTGATGAGTATGCCAATGTACAAGGTAAGTTATTTACAGAAATTATAAGACCAGCATTATCAGATAGAAAAGGATGGTGCGTATTTATTGGTACACCGCAAGGAACGAATAATAACTTCTATGAATTATTCCAACATGCTCAAGGTGATAAGCAATGGTTTCATTATAAAGCTAAAGCATCTGAAACTAAAATAGTAGATCAAGCTGAATTAGACGCTGCGAAGAAAGTCATGGGTGAAAAAAAATACCAACAAGAGTTTGAATGCGATTGGATTGCAAATATAGAAGGTGCTGTTTATGGAGATACTATTGCTAAGATAGAAGATGCTAGGCAGCTAACAAGAGTTCCTTATGATCCATCACTACCTGTAAGCACTGCGTGGGATCTGGGTGTATCAGATCATTCAGCAGTTATATTCTTTCAACAAATGGGAAGAGCAATTAATATAATAGATTACTACGAAGAACGTGGTCAAGGTTTGCCGCACTATGTTCAAATGCTACAAACTAAAGATTACGTTTATAAAGATCATTTCGCACCACACGATATTGAAGTTACTGACTTTGGTAATGGCAAAACTAGACGTGAGGTTGCTTATCAATTAGGTGTTAATTTTAAAGTAGTTCCTAAGATTCCATTTGAAGATGGTATCCATGCTACCACAATGTTACTACCTAGATGTTGGATTGATACAGACCATTGCAAAAAACTTATAGATGCGTTAAGACACTACCATAGGAAGTTTATAGATAAAAACAGAATGTTTAGATCTAAGCCTGTACATGATTGGAGTTCACACGCTTGTGATGCTATGCGTTATCTGGCTGTTGGAATCCAAGAAATAAATACTAGACAATCTGCACCGCAAAGTGTAGCAGATAACGAATATAGGATTATATAAATTATGGGATTCTTATCACCAAAACAACCATCGTTGCCACCAGTGCAACCTTTACCTGAACCGCCAAAAGCAGAACTGTCGGAAGCAGAGAAAGCAAAAGTAAAAGAAGAACAAGATGCAATTATTAGAAGACGTAAAGGCAGAGCAAGTACAATATTAACATCTCCATTGATTGACGAAGCAACAACAGAGAAGAAAACTTTACTAGGATAATATTATGGGTGGATCAATACCAAATCCTTTTAAACCAAAACCAGCTCCAGCTCCTACTCCTGCACCAACTCCGCCAGCTCCAGTGGCTGTAGCACCAACTGCTGCGGAAGTATCTCAAGCAAGTGCAACAGAGATGGATGCTAAAGGAATTAAAAGAAGAAGACGTGGTAGATCTCCAACTATATTAACTGGAGCTGCAGGCGTATCAGAAGGTGCAACTTTAGGCACACCAACTCTTTTAGGATAATTAAATGGGTGAAACAGATTTAGTAAAAGATCTCTTAAAGAGATTTGGAAAATTAGTAACACAACGTCAAACTTGGGAATCGCATTGGCAAGAAGTGTCAGATTACATGATGCCAAGAAAAGCAGATGTAACTAAAAGAAGATCACCAGGCGATAAACGATCTGAATTAATATTTGATTCATCACCACTCCATGCTGTAGAATTATTATCAGCATCTTTACATGGTATGCTAACGAACCCTGCAACACCATGGTTCTCATTAAAATTTAAACAATCAGATTTAATAGATGAAGATGCAGCGAATGAATGGTTACAAGATGCAACAGATAGAATGTATGAAGCATTTAACAGATCAAACTTCCAACAAGAAATATTTGAATTATATCACGATCTAATTACCTTTGGTACAGCAGCAATGTTTATTGAAGATGATGAAGAAGATGTAGTTAGATTTTCAACAAGACACATTGGTGAAGTTTATATTTCAGAAAACAACAAAGGAAAAGTAGATACAGTATTTAGAAAATTTAAATTAACAGCACGAGCTTGTATTCAACAGTTTGGTGAAAAGAATGTTTCTAAAACAACAAGAGGAACTGCAATGAAAGATCCTTATGAAGAAGTAACAATTCTTCATGTTGTTTATCCAAGAGAGAATTACGATCCTAGAAAAAAAGATAACAAGAATATGCCATTTGCATCTTGCTATATTGAACCAGATAACAAACATGAAATATCTCAATCAGGATTTAATGAGTTCCCTTATGTAGTACCACGTTATTTAAAAGCATCATTTGAAATCTATGGCAGATCACCTGCTATGACTGCTTTACCAGATGTTAAGATGTTAAATGAAATGTCTAAGACAACTATTAAAGCTGCACAGAAACAAGTTGATCCTCCCCTATTAGTTCCTGATGATGGATTTATATTACCTGTAAGAACAGTACCAGGTGGATTAAATTTTTATAGAGCTGGCACAAGAGATAGAATTGAACCATTAAACATTGGTGCAAATAATCCATTAGGATTAAATATGGAAGAGCAAAGAAGAGGTGCTATTAGAGATGCGTTTTATGTAAATCAATTAATGATGCAATCTGGTCCACAAATGACTGCAACAGAAGTTGTGCAACGTAATGAAGAGAAGATGCGATTACTTGGTCCAGTATTAGGAAGACTTCAATCAGAATTATTAAGACCACTCATTGATAGAACATTTGCTATTCTGCTTAGAAAGAAATTATTTAAACCAGCACCAGACTTTTTATCTGGTCAAGATATACAAATTGAATATGTATCACCACTTGCTAAAGCACAAAGATCTTCTGAACTACAATCTATTATGAGAGCGATTGAAATATTTGGATCACTAGCTAATGTTGCTCCAGTATTTGATCATATTAATATTGATAACTTAGTAATGCACTTAGCTGACATTGTTGGAGTTCCTGCTAAAGTATTAAACTCTAAAGCAGAAGTAAATGCGATTAGACAAAACAAACAACAACAACAAGATCAAGCAATGCAAATGCAACAGATGCAACAAATTGCACAAGCTGGTGGAGCTGTAGCACCTTTAGCAAAAGCGTTACCTGAGGAGGCTAGAGCATTAGTAGCACCACAAGAATAACAACAGAAAGGAAAATAAATGGAAGAACAAATAAATAAATTAAAAGAAGCGTATAAAATAGTTTTTGGATCTGATCATGGCAAAGAAGTCATGGAAGATTTAGAAAAGAGATGCCACTATAATGCTACCACTAATATTAGAGGGGATAGTCATGAAAGTGCATATATGGAGGGACAACGCAGCGTTCTTCTATTTATTAAAAACATGCTGCTAAATGATAAACTAAAAGGAAAATAAAATGTCAGAAATACAGACAACTGAGGGAACTCAGCCTGTTGCAACTGAACAAACAACAACTGCAACAGCACAACCAATACTAAGCTCAACACAACAACAAACACAACCTGTATCTGGTAAGACTTGGAAAGAAGCAATATCCCAAGAATACAGATCCAATCCAAACATAGAAAAATTTACTGAACTAGATGCGTTAGCTAAAAGCTACATCAATGCAGTATCTATGATTGGTACAGATAAAATTCCATTACCAGGAAAATCTGCAACAGATGAACAGTGGAATGAAGTATATAATAAATTAGGCAGACCAGAATCTGCTGATAAATATACTTTAGAATTTAAAACTGATGTCGCACCAGTTGATGAAAATGTCATCAAAGGTTTTGCACAGAATGCTCACAAGCTAGGTTTAAATAATAAACAAGCTCAAGGCATACTAGAGTTTTATAAATCAACACTAGAAGGTTCTGCAAAAGAAATGTCAGTGAATATGGAATCAGCACAAGCCGAAGCTGCTAATACTTTAAGATCAGAGTGGGGTAAATCCTATGATGAGAACTTAAGAAAAGCATCTGCAGTTGCTCAAACATATTTAGAACCAGAACTTTTAGATACTCAATTAAGAGATGGTAGCAGATTAGGAGATAATCCTAAGGTTATAAAAGCATTTGCTAACATTGCTAATCTATTATCTGAAGATAAAATTATTGGCACAGAAGCTGATAATATACTTCAAGGTAGAGAAATTGAAAAAGAAATTGAAGATTTAACATCTGATAGACAAGGTGCTTATTGGAATAAAATGCACCCTAATCACAATAAAGTGGTTAATCAGGTGCTAGCATTAAGAGAAATGCTTAGCCAATAGGCTATTAATTTATTGCTTGCAATAA